TTGCAACAAGGGTTGGCCAGGTCAATAGTCGCAAGACTAGAGACCTGTCCACTTACGAAAGGTCACGTTAACTTTAGTGACCAAGTAGTGAATCAGCGCTTAGCGCTGCTCTCGTCGCAATCCCAGCAATGGGTTACGCTTGATATGAAGGAAGCTAGTGACCGAGTGTCGCTTCGGCTCGTAAACGAGCTATTCAGCGGAACTCAACTTCTTCGTGGTCTAATTGCCACGCGGAGTCAAGCCACTAAGCTACCTGATGGGCGGCTGATACATATGGACAAGTTCGCACCGATGGGGTCAGCTTTATGCTTTCCCGTCGAGGCGTTCGTGTTTTATGCGCTCAGTGTCGCAGTGTTAGCCGTATACGGTAAACTTTCTCTGGCGCAAGCTAGAGAGAGTGTATACGTGTATGGGGATGATCTCATAATACGTGCAGAAGTCTATCAGCACGTTTTACAACATTTGCCCCGATTTGGACTACTGTTCAATGAAGACAAGTGTTGCACGGCAGGATTCTTTCGAGAATCTTGTGGGTGCGATGCCTTTAAGGGCGTCGATGTCACACCTATCAAACTAAAGACCGTATGGGATTGTTCTAGACGAATCGGACCAGGAGTCCTCGCATCGTCGGTGAGTTATTCAAACTCGTTGATGATGGCAGGATATTCCTTGGCGGCCCAATTCATTGAAGATGAGATTAATAGGGTTTATCCCTACGTTCCCATTAACAATAACGTTCACGTGAACGCGTCGAAATACGATTGGCGAAGTGAAACTCCTCACGGAATTAGCTTCTACCGTCCGGGTATTCGTGCAATGAAGGCAAACAGAACACCTACAAGGTGGAATGATGAATTCCACCGAATGGAGGTTCTGACGCCTATCATAGTACCCCAACTCTTCAAGGGTTGGGGGAAAAGCGGCTGGCGCGAGATGCTTCGACGAACGTCGAGGCCGTCTCTGCACAACCTGCCTGGTTTGTACACGCTCCCGCGACGTGTCAAAATGACACGCGGGTGGACCCCTCTCGTCGATTAAGACGAAGAGGTACCTCGTTGACAACGAGGCTTTGTCGTACTTCTCTG